GAGTATATGAAGCTGCGTTAGAAACTATTGATGCAAAACTTGGAAATGAAGTAGGAACATTTGCTTCATTTAAATCTAAAGCCAGAAAACTTTTAAACGATAAAGGTATAACACAAAAAGGTTTTAATTTTAATGAAATTGCTGGTGTAACAGGTAGTTCTAGATCAGGAGCTGAGTTTTCTCAATTTGTAGATATTATGGAAAAAAATTTAAATCAAAAAACTTTAGCTAATCTACAAGGTCAACTTTCTACGGCTCGACAAAAAATAGTAAAAGATCCAACAAAGTTTGCAGAAGAAGCTAAAAAATTTAATCTTAAAGCATCTGTTTTAGAAGAAAAATATAATATTGAATTACCTAAATTAATTAAACCAGAAGATGTAAAAAGTTCTTATGGAGTTAAAAGACTTAAAGAATTAAAAGAACAGGGTTTGGATTTAGTAAAAGCAGCTAACAGAGATAGTTATGGAATAAAAGTTCCAAAAGGAGCTTTAACTGCGAAAGAATTTAATGATCCAAATAATAAAAAAGTTAGAGAACTTATTGCTCTCGTTGGCTGCCCTGATTTTAAAGGTAATCAAGCTTTTGCTGAAGGTGGTCGTATTGGTTTTTCAGAAGGCGCAGATTGTTTTAATAAAGGTAAAAAAGTAATTAACGATGGCAAAATTGCAAAAGGCGCACAATCTAGAAACTTTGCTAAGTTTGCAAACAAAGCCATGGAGATAGGTAAACAAAGTGGTCGAGGACTTAGAACATTTGCAAAGATTGGTATTCTACCTGAGATGATTATTATCGGAGCGGACACTGCTATCAGAGCAGGTATGGGTGATACGTTTGATGAAGCTTTTAAAAGAGCTACAGATTTTTATAGAACAGACGATGCTTACGAACAAGCAGATGCATCTGAATTAAGAAGAAGAGTGGGACCTGCTGATGCAGAAATAATTTTAAATCTTAGAAAATTTAATAATGAAAAATCAAAACTTGATAGTTTACAACAAGAAAAAGAAGCTGATTTAGCTTTAGTAGGAAACGACTTTGCTGAGACTAACAGTGGTATGACCTACGAAGAAATAGAAAATTTTCATAACCCAAGAATAAAAAAACAAGAAAACAATTTATTTAACGCTAGTATCTCTGATGCAGAAGAGCGTGCAGGATTAGCAAAAGAAACTGAGTTCGCAGATAAAAAAGGAGTCGATTATAAAAAATCTCCAGTTGGTATATATTTAGATTATTTAGGAGAAAAACCAGGTATTAAACAAGCGTTAAGTTTATTTGATACAGGAACTGTTCAAGAACCCGATGTATCAGCGCAAGCACTAGATAATTATGTACCTGATGAACTTAAAAAAATAAGACAAAAATATGGACCAAAAGTAACACTTGATTTAATAAAAAGATTTGAAGCACAACAAACATATCCAGAAGGAACTGTTAGAAATAAAAACTTACAAGATGAAGAAAGAAAATTATTATTTGAAGCAGCTAAAAATGATCCTGCATTAGCAGAGTTATATTTTGGTCCAAGTATGACGTTTGCAGGCGACCCGATTGATCAGACAGACAAATCAAATAGATATGCACAAGGTGGAAGAATAAATTTTGGCTCAGGAAGTGGACCAATGCCTGTAAGAATAATTTACATCATTATGGATAGATTAAGAAATTTAAAAAATAGTACCTTTAGTAACTATAATCAAGTTAGAATGTATGGTGAACAAAAAGGTATAACAGAACTTTTAGAACCTTTTAAAAATATACCTAATAAGAATAGAATAACTTCAGCTATTGATGATGCTGAAGAACTTAAAAAAGTTATGCCAGATGAATATAAATCTTTTTTAGATGAAATTATAGATGACACTAAACAATTTAAATTTAAAACAGCTCATGATAAACAACAAGCTTTAGAGAAAGCATTACCAAAGGAACTTAAATTTGAAAATTTACCCGAAAAAATGTTTCCAATGCCTAATCCAGAAAACCCTAATTTTATAGTGCCTTATGGATATCCAGACAAAAATCCTTTTCAAAAAAGTAGAAATCTAACAAGAACAGAAGCAGATAAATTCACAGGAAAAGGAACTAGAAAAACATATGATACTTTTAATGAAAAAACAAAACAATATCAAGAACCAAACAAAAACACTTTAATAAGTGAAGAACCTATCGATGAAGAATTAGAATCAATTATAAGAGATCTAGATAAGGGAGATCTTCAATAATGAAATATCCTAAGACAAACCTTATACCCCCTAAAAAAGGACCCGATCCTCAGGGGTTGCTTATTGATTATAATACTGTTAAACCTGTAAAACTGGAGAAAATAAATGGCAGACATAGACAAGGACCTACCGAACGTAGAGCAAACGTTAAACGTTCCATCACCTGAAGAAGTTGAAGTTGCTGAACAAGAAAAACAACAAGAAGTTGATGAACAAGGTAATCCTGTAGATATTACAGAGAACGAAGATGGATCAGTAGATATTAATTACGATCCTGCAATAGCATCTGTTGACGGTGGACAAAATCATTACGACAATTTAGCAGAACATTTACCTGATGATGTATTAGGACCTTTAGGTTCAACACTTTTTCAAAACTACCAAGACTATAAAAATTCTAGAAAAGAGTGGGAAAGATGTTACAGAGAAGGATTAGATTTATTAGGTTTTAAATACGATCAAAGAACAGAACCTTTTCAAGGTGCATCTGGCGCAACACACCCTGTATTAGCTGAAGCAGTTACACAATTTCAATCATTAGCTTACAAAGAATTATTACCAGCATCAGGCCCAGTTAGAACACAAGTTTTAGGAACACCAACTCCAGAGAAAGATCAACAATCTCAAAGAGTAAAAGATTTTATGAATTACCAAATAATGGAAAAAATGAAAGACTATGAACCTGATTTTGATTCATTATTATTTCATTTACCATTAGCAGGATCTGCTTTTAAAAAAGTATATTACGATGAAGCAACCTCAATGGCTTGCTCTAAATTTGTTCCTGCAGATGATTTGATTGTTCCGTACACAGCTACCTCATTAGACGATGCGGAATCAATCATGCATCGAGTACAGATTTCTGAAAATGAATTAAGAAAACAACAAGTCGCAGGTTTCTATAGAGACATAGAATTAAAACCAGGACTTTTAAATGAAACCGATGTTGAAAGAAAAGAACGAGAACTTGAAGGACAATCTAAAGGTAGAGAAGAAGACGTATTTAATTTATTAGAATGTCATGTTAATTTAGATCTTGAAGGTTTCGAAGATGTTGGAGAAGACGGAGAACCAACAGGTATTAAACTTCCGTACGTTGTAACTGTAGAAGAAAATTCTAGAGAAGTATTATCAATCAAAAGAAACTACGAAGTAGGTGATCCATTAAAGAAAAAAATAGATTATTTTGTACATTTTAAATTTTTACCAGGTTTAGGTTTTTACGGTTTTGGTCTTATCCATATGATAGGCGGACTTTCAAGAACAGCGACTTCAGCTTTAAGACAGCTTTTAGATGCAGGAACATTATCTAATTTACCAGCTGGATTTAAACAAAGAGGAATTAGAATTAGAGATGATGCACAATCTATACAACCTGGAGAATTTAGAGACGTAGACGCACCGGGTGGAAATATTAGAGATGCATTTATGATGCTTCCTTTTAAAGAACCATCGCAAACACTCTTAGCACTTATGGGCGTCGTAGTACAAGCAGGTCAAAGATTTGCTTCAATAGCAGATCTGCAAGTAGGTGAGGGTAATCAAGGAGCCGCAGTGGGTACGACAGTTGCGTTGCTTGAAAGAGGCAGTAGAACAATGTCTGCGATTCACAAAAGAATTTATGCAGCCCTAAAACAAGAATTTAAATTAATGTCTAGAGTTTTTAAGTTATATCTACCCCAAGAATATCCTTACGATGTTGTTGGTGGTCAAAGAATGATTAAACAAACTGACTTTGACGACAGAGTAGATATATTACCAGTTGCAGATCCCAATATTTTCTCACAGACACAGCGTATTTCCCTCGCACAGTCGGAACTGCAACTGGCTCAATCTAATCCTCAAATACATAATTTGTATGAAGCATACAGAAGTATGTATGAAGCATTAGGTGTTAAAGATATTGATAAACTTTTAAAAAAACCACAGAATCCCACACCGAAGGACCCAGCTTTAGAACACATTGATTCTCTTGCTGGGAAACCATTCCAAGCTTTCCCTGGTCAAGATCATAGAGCACACATAACTTCGCATTTAAATTTTATGGCAACTAATATAGCTAGAAACAATCCAATGATTATGGCATCGTTAGAGAAAAATTGTTTTGAACACATTTCATTAATGGCACAAGAACAAGTTGAAGTAGAATTCAGACAAGAGATGCAACAACTTATGGCAATGCAACAGAATCCACAAGCAATGCAAAACCCTCAGATACAAATGCAAATGAAAATGATATCTGAAAAGATTGAAGCAAGAAAAGCACAACTTATTGCTGACATGATGGAAGAATTTACTAAAGAAGAGAAAAAAATTACATCTCAATTTGACAATGACCCTATTGCTAAACTAAGAGCAAGAGAATTAGACCTTCAAGCACAAGAAAATCAAAGAAAACGTGAAGAAGGAGAGGAAAGAATCAACCTTGATAAGATGAGAGCGATGATGAATCAACAAAATCAAGACGAAAAGCTTGAACAGAACGAAGAATTAGCAAATTTAAGAGCTGATACGTCAATTGAGAAGACAATCTTGTCAAAAACAATTCCTAGTCCAGTAAAAAGGTGACAATTTTTTAAAAAAAGAGTAAAGTAAAAACAAAGGAGCTAATATGGCAGAAAAAAACAAAAAAGACCTAAACCAAGAAATGTTTACGAACAAAGATGGTTATGTTGAAGGTGGAATTGAAATAGAAACTACAAATCCAACTGAAACACAAGACGCAGAAGTTCAAGGTCAAGGAAAAATTTTAAAAGAGAAAAAAAGAACAGCTAAGTGGTACTAATATGGCTTGGTTTAGTCTAGCAAAGATTGCTTTACAAGCGGGGAGTAAAATTTACTCTAACCGCCAGAAGACTAAGATGGCTATGTCTGATGCACAATTAATGCATGCAGAAAAGATGGCCCGAGGTGAGGAAACTTACCAAGGCAAACTACTAGAAGCGAGGCAAAACGATTATAAGGACGAATTTGTGCTCGTTATAATTTCGGCGCCTATCGTGGTGCTCATGTGGGCAGTGATGTCGGACGATCCGGCAGCTATGGAAAAGGTAAAGCTATTTTTTCAGTATTTTCATGAGCTTCCAAAATGGTTTACGAATTTATGGGTACTTGTAGTTGCTTCAATTTTTGGTATAAAGGGTACACAAATATTTAGAGGAGGAAAAAAATAATGGCAAATAAAAGATACAACAAACAAACTACAAATAGACAAGGTGCTATGGGTGGTGGTATGATGAAAAGAACAGGTTATAAAGCTGGAGAAATAGTTGGTAAACAAAAAAACTTACCTCCATTTTTAAAGAAAAAAATATTAGCCGCTAAACCTAAGAAGAAAAAATAATGGCAAAACTCTGTCCAAAAGGTAAAGCAGCAGCGAAAAGAAAATTTAAAGTTTATCCGTCTGCATATGCAAACATGTATGCATCAGGTGTATGCTCTGGTAAAATAAAACCAGGCGGCAGAAAAAAAGCTGCTTCTGGTGGACCTATACAAATGGCTGGAATGACTAGAAAAAGAAGAGCTGGTTGTGCGTAGGTATTACTCAGAAGGCGGATTAAGAAAATGGGTGAAAGACAAATGGGTAGACATTGGAGCACCAAAGAAGGACGGCAAGTATCAACCTTGCGGAAGATCGAAGGGGAGCAAAAGAAAATATCCGAAGTGCGTACCACTTGCAAAAGCCACACGAATGTCAAGCTCGCAAAAGGCGAGTGCTGTCAAACGAAAGCGCCAAGCCCCAAACACTGGCCCTAAACCTAAAAATGTTAGAACTTTTGCTAGTGAAGGTGGTTATATTGGACCAGCAATTAATTCTACATACGCAGGTAAAAAATTAAATAATCCATCTTACACAAAATATTATAAAGGAATGATTTAATGAGAAGAGACTTTGCAAAAGGTACTCCTATTCCTAGAACTAAAAAGAACTACAGATCTACAAAATCTGGAGCAGGCATGACTAAGAAGGGTGTCGCTGCCTATAGAAGAGCAAACCCTGGAAGTAAACTAAAAACAGCTGTGACAGGAAAAGTGAAGCCTGGATCGAAAGCTGCAAATCGCAGAAAATCATACTGCGCTAGATCACTAGGACAATTAAAA